TTTCAGGTAAGTTTTCAGGAATTCTTATTTGATTTTTATAAATGTCAGCCATTATCTTACTACTTTAAAAATATAATCTTCATCAAATATTTGAATACCATCATTATTGTCTGTTCTAAATTGAAATTTGTAATAACGTTCTGGTTGTAATCCATCCATGTATAAGTCAAAATACATTCCCTCACTGTCTGCGCTTAATTTTGTATTATTAATATCAAAAGGAATTATTACTTCGTCTGTTTCTCCGTCTTTTAAACTATAGTAGCTTGTTGATGGTAAATACTGGGCGTCTATATAATTTGATGTTGTTGTAAATGTTCTATCTGGGTATCTTTTTCTTGTAGTTAATCTAAAACGTTGTTTTGATTTTCTTTGATATTCTTCTTTATTATTATACAATGTTAAAAATATATCTCCACTATTTAGAATAGTACCACTATGAGAATAAGATGAATCATCCCATTTAAATGTTAATTTAGGTGGGTAAATTGTATGTGTGTCAGTAGAAAAATAAGCCATTTCACCAAAACTACTTGATGTGTTTTCTTCTACTATTTCTGGGTGTTTTATAATAAAACCATTATTATATATTCCTGTTGGATATGTTTGGCCCCCAAATAAACTTGCTGAATGTTTTAATACTATTGAAGTTACATCTAAATTTACATCTAAATCATCTCCATTTAAAAATTGTTGAGTTGAATAAAAACCACTACCTGTGTACCATTCTCCTCCCCCTTCTGTAATTCCACTAGCTATTAAAGATCCTGAAGTTCCCGCTACGAAAGGAGTTGTTGTAGTACTTGTTGCTCCTTGCACTGAAAAATTACCTACTGAAGATGTAAATACTGATTGGTTATTTCCACTTATAGAACTGGTTGTTATTGTTACATTAATTCCTGTAGAAGAACCGGATAATAATAAAGTAGATGCAGGTGTAGCACTACTCGTGTTATATGATGCAGTTATATTAGTTAATGAAGAAGATGCATTTATTATTGATGCTAAATTTATTCCAAAAAGATCAGTAGATGAACTTATTTGTACAAAAAATTCTGAATCATTATTATCAAATAAAGAAGAAGAAATAACAGGCACATAATCTACCCCATTAATAGTTAATTCCATAGAAGAACCTGATGGTAGTTCATTTATGTTTATAGATGAAGAACCAAAAGTTAATCCTGTTGTTATAACGGATCCTGTTAGCCATGTTGATTTTTCAATATCATTATCTCTATAAACCCAAGATGTTCCATTTGATGTAATAGGCACGTCTGTAAATCTTCCTGAACCTTCACTCCATGATCTAGACACTGCGTAAGCTTCTATATTTAAGGTTGTTGTTAAGTTTTTATGTTCAGCTGAATATAATTCTATAGAAGAAGTAAATGTAGAAGATCCAATTTTATTTTCAATTACGTCTTTTATTTCTTCATTATTGAATTTAATAAGAATTCTTGAAGGATAATATCGTTGGTCAGATGTTCCTCTTTCTTTTACAATTTCAAGAACCTCATCATGCCCCGTATTCATTTTTATTCTGTCAGGGTGACTGTATATTGTTGTGTCTTTTTCTGGGAAAATTGAATAATATGCCATGTTAGTATGTTGTTACACGTCCTTTAATATCTAAATCTGGATATTTTATTTCAAATATACTAGGATCTAATGATGGGTATATTACACCACTTCTTGTAGCTCCTTCTATATCATATTTGTATTGGGAATATCCTTTGTCTTCACCTGCTAAGTTAATAATGTCGAATTTTTGTACTGAAATTACTCCTTGTACATTACTTATTAAATTCATTGCTTCACTAATTATAATAGGTTGATTAATTTGCCATTTGTCTACATTAAAATAGTCTTTTAATTCTGTTATACAATCTAATAATACTTGTTGGTTATTATATGATTTAAAAGTTACTATTTCAAAATCTAACCCAATATTAATAGGAAATGCGTTTTTAATATTTACTGCATCTGTTAACATTCTATGTTGTTCTAAATAAGTTGCTAAATTATTTTTTGTAGCATTATTTAAAGTAGTTAATTGTTTATTATTATTGTATCCTGAAACATATAAATTTAAAGCTAATGGATTAGGTATACGATTTGGTTCTGTTGTTAAAGGTGTTATTTGATCATCTTGTGTTATATAAGCTTTAGCTATTCTACCAAATTTAGAAGGCATAGAATAAGTTCTTACAATATAATCATTTTTAGTTACTGCTCTTTGTTGAGATGAAAAAGCAGCCATTGTATTCATCCTGATTTCTTCTACTGTATCTCCTCCTCCCCCTCCTGTTGCTGCTTCAGGATTAGTAGTTACTATTGATTCTCCTATAAAATTAGCTGTTCCCACTACTAAATTAGGTTTTTGTGTTATATTTAATAGCTCATTTTTAGTAATTGTATTTGCAGATACATTTGCCTTTATGCCTCCTCCTACTAAATAATTAACTGTTAGTGTTGTGTTTGAAGGGGCTTCTCCATATGTTCCTGTGTATAAGAAATTTGATGGGTCAAATGCTGTATTTATTTTACTAGATCCGTCTTTGAGTCCTAATCCTATATTATTTGGATTGGGGATTATTTGTTCATCATCCTTATCAGACACTCCTGATCCAAAAGATAATTGTAGAGTTCCATCTGCTAAAAATCTAGTTATAAAACGTTTTGGTACTTTTTTTAATTTTAAAAGATAAGGAGTTTGATTATTATACTGACTTAATTCAGGATCATTTGCTCCTATGTTTTCTATATCCTCAAATAAAGTATCTTGAGCCATATAAGGAACTTCTGTCCATTTATTACCATCTGAATCAGTTATGGATTCTATTCCTATAATATTACCATCTATTAGATTTATATTTAGGAATTTTTGAGATATTCCTACAGGAAAGGTTTGTGATTTAAGATCTGCTTGGATTACTTTTGCTTTCTTTTTTAATAAGTAATATTGTGGATTGTTGTTATTATCTAATTGATAAACATTAGTTTCCGTTGGATCGAAAGAAGAAGACACTTCAAAATCTATTCTATCTTCTAATCTAAATACCGGACCTTCTGTCGATGCGAATAAAGATCCAGGGTTAACTTTTAAGGCATAATCAAAATCAGGTTTGTAAGTATTACTAACTATTTTAGCAGGTAATAATTGAAATATATCTAAATCAGTTGTTGCTGTGGTTGTTATTTTAGGTCTATACCCCATTGCATAAGCTAAGTGGTATAGATTTTCTTTTTCTTGTGCTAAAGCTAAAAATGTTTCTTGTAATTGAGTGTCAGTGTAAAATGATAATACATCACCTACATAAGCTGCCATTTCTAAAAACATCATACCTGGAGAACCTTCACTAAAATCGTTGTAAGTATTAGGATAATATACTTTAGTAAATTCTACTAATTGTTGTTTGAAAGTATTAAAATCTTTATTTAGATACCTTACATCTTTATCTTGCGATTTATTTGATAATTTAGTATAAGCCATTATTGAAAGTTAAGTTGTATTGAATCTTCCTCATCATTTATTATAAATTTATAAGTTAATCTTATATATAATGTATGACTATCTGGAATTAATTGTATTATTAAATTTGTTATGTCTACTTCAGGAACATAAAAAGCACATTGGTCTTTTATTCTACCTTCTAATTCATCTTCTTTAATTTGGTTTTCAAATAAAAGTTTTTTTAGTCCTACTCCAAAATTAGGTTCCATTACTCTTTCTCCTGGTTCTGTTAATAGTACATTTATTAGATTACTCTTTGCTTGATCTTGAGTAGTATATGAAGAATTAAAAACAGCATTTCCATTAAAAGGAAAGACAACTCCTATCGCTATATTATCATTTAAATCTAGCGGATTAATATTTATTTGTTGTCCTACATCCTGAGCCATTTATTATCTTCCTTTTTTCTTATTTATTGCTTTCATTAAACCACTATAATCTCTTGTCACTGCATTTGCTACTTCTGGAGGCATACCTGTTGTATCCATAGGTAAAGATCCACCACCTGCAAATGGTTGTGATAAACTTACAGGTGATTGAGCTGTTTGTGTGTTTGTGTCTCCTGCTGCTGTTTCATTTAATAGATCATTTAATGCACTGTTAGATGTGTATTGCTGTTTAGGGCGTTGTGTTCTTTGGTTTAAAGGAGCACTACCCATTATTTTTTCTCTTAAAGAATTTTTTGTTTCTTCTGGAACTTCTACTATTCTTTCAGTGTGTTCTACTATTGTTGGTTTTAATTCATCACGTAAATCTTCTTTAAGTGATTTGATTTCCCTGCGTAACGCATAATCGATTTCTTCTCTAACTACTTTTCTAATTAGATTTTCAAAAGTTTTTGCTTTCATGTTGTTAATAATGTTTTGTTAATAAATATAAGTTTTTTAAACTTTATAGCGTCTATATCCTACCATTTCAAATTTGGCATTAAATATTTTTTCTATAATTTCTTGGTTTCCTGTTAGTTGTAAGTTTGTTAATATAGAATCATAAACTTCTGCTAATGGATCTGAATAGTCAAATGGATCTTTTAATTCTAAATCTTCAAAAGGGTTTGATGATGTATTGTTGTTATTGCTATTACTGTCGTATCCTGGATATTGCATTCCTGCTAGAAAGTCTTCTGGTGTTTGACCATTTACTATATTTTGTGTTTGTGACCCATCTCCACCTGGATTTGAAACTGAGCATTTATTTAAAAGTAATAAAAATAAAGTTTCAAGCATTTGAATTAACATTTTTACTAAATTTAATAATGCTACTATTGCTGCTATTCCTTTTAATATTAAAGCTAATAA